TGGGGCGACGGCTTGTTAGCCGCTGCCGCCAAGGGAAATCTCTCTTGGCGGTGGGCCATCAAACCCATGATTAGCGACGTTCGTAAGCTCGCCAACTTTGTGTCTGCCGCAAATAGGCGGTTAGCAGAGTTGAGGAGACTTAGGGATGGCAAGAAGATTAGGAAACGGTGCAACCTAAGTGCGAACACAGTAGCCAGTGGTCCTACTCGGAGTTTAATCCACTCTGAGGGTGCCGCTGTCTATGCCTTTGCGCGCAGTGTGTCGGAGTTCCAGAAATGGGGCTCCGCTGAATGGAAGATTCTTCCAGACAGTGTTTTACCAGAGTATTCTGATGCTGACCTTAAACGGTTCAACAACAGAGTGGCTCTTGGTATCACAACGCACGGTGCACTTGAAGCAGCCTGGGAATTAACACCCTGGAGCTGGTTCATAGACTGGTTTTCGAATGTCGGCGATATGCTTGCCGCAACGAACAACTCAGTGGGCTGCACTTGGGGCAGGATCTGTGTCATGCGTACTTCTTATTCGAAGACAACGTATGACCTAGATCCAGTTGGAACTGCAAACTGGGTCACCTATGATGGGTGGTACAACCTGCAGTTTCAACGCAAGGAAAGGTGGCCAACCTATCCTATTGTCCCGTTTCCCCTTCCTACACTTCCCATCTTAGATGGTGGGAAGTTGTCGATACTCCTGTCCTTAGCTGCCCTCCGGCGCTGAGCCGGGGGTCACAGTAAGGATTGGAGGTAACTCCCATGTTAGGTACCACTTTCGTTCTTCCTCAGGCTGGTGGCGACATCACCCTGAAGTTGATCAACCAGGACGGGTATTCTTCGGAATACTTCGTCAAAGCTCTCGACGGCTTGAGTCAGTATCGTGTGCGGATTCGTCATACAAGAACGAGTCCGACCACGGCACGACCCGCGATTTATGATCGGCACAACGTCGAAGTTGTGCAGACCATTTTCGCTGCCGGCGCTGTCCCGGAGTACGAACGTAAGTTCTACTTTGTCGTTGAGCATCTGCCCAGCGACACGAGCGTTGCGTTGGCTGACGCCATGGCTGATAAAATCATCCTGTCGTCAAACGCACTGCTCACGGGACTGTTTGGCTGGGAATCCTAGTCTCTAGTGGCGTTCAGCTAAAAGCTGTTCGCCCCCGGTGCGTTACCGGGTGCCACTAGGGGCCAAGTTCCTGGCTCTGGTTGAAGAAAGTAGCACTCTAACAGCATGGGACATTTACCGGAGTTAATCCAGTTATGTCTAAATGCCATGTTAGGGAGCTGAGCAACGTGTACAAAGCGCTCTTCCAAGACGCTTTGGCCACGTTCCCGACGCTCGGGGCGGAGTTTGAGAAAGATCTCACCCGTCTCGAAGGTCTCGTGGAGCGAAGAGGTATACGAGTTTATCTCGTCGACCTCCCAGCTGTATGCAAGCATCTCGATAGATGTCTTGCAGGCGGCCATTACAATCCATCGGGGCTCCCGGCCACAAGCCGGGTCTCTAATGGGGTAGTGATTCCGAAGTTTCTTCGGGGACTCTACCTAATGGTTTTTCACGAGACCGGATCTCTGAGGGAGGATTGCAGTACGGAGGCTATCTTCTTCCTAAGACAGATTCTGTCTGTTGGTAAGAAGACGGTCTACCCCTGCAGCGGTCGCGCAGTCGAGGACGAAGTCCTCGAGTTCGTGGCCACCGACAGCCAGCTACCAGAACCTGAACAGTTCTGGGAGGCTTCGTCTCCCTCCGACCTCGTCGCTCCTGTGCCTTACCAAGGTTTTGGTAACTCACAGTTGCTAAGAGATCGGATTGACACGTACGACGCGCTAACGCGCGCCGAGCTGTCGATCTTCCTGACTAACCTCGATACTGTATCGGGGATAGTCACCACCACCCTAGGGCCTTATCGGCCCGCAGATTGGAGGTTCAGACATGGTCCTGGCGCTATTTCAGAAACTACGGCCATTTGCAACAAGTATTCTTGGCGCAATTGGTCCGAAGTTCTGGAAATGGAGTACCCTCTTGCTGATTGT